CTGACACCTTCATGGTGTTGTAAAAGCAAATAAAGGAGGGGTTTTCCCTCCTTTATTTTTTTGCTAATGAAATCATTTTCAGATATTTATAATGATGGTGAAGGTAACATAGGAAATGTTTCCCGATCTTAACTTAACAATTAACTAACGGAGGTTACATCATGTTCTACGAAGATGTATTGTTAGCGGCCTGCAAGTGGAAAGCAGCATTCATCGGTGTAAAATCCCACGAAAAGGCAGCTGATTTAATTAATGCGCCACATGAAGATTATCCAAGGCGAGTACCTAAAACCCTTGAACTTATCAAAGAGTTAACTTCTCACGAAGAACAACTTCCGATAACGAAAGGGTTAATCCAGAATATTCACTATCAGTTGTTTACTGGTGAACTGGAAGAATCCGATATAAGACCTGGATTCTGGCGATACCATTCGGTTGGTTTTGACGATCAGCAATATGTCCCCCCCAGAGCATATTCACATCGACGGTTTGATAGATGACTTAATAGAATCCTGTAATCAGGATTTACCTTCTATTGGTTTTTATCGAATCTTTCAATGTATCCATCCCTTTCAGGATGGTAACGGTCGAGTAGGCGGAATTATCTTTGCGATGATGTCGTACTACGAACTGAAGAAAAAGAACGCTGATATTGATCATCTGATGTTAGCGCCTTTGCAGTAATGGATCGGACTCTTCGGAGTCCTGTTCTTAAAGTGTATTCTCACGAGTACGTTTTAAGAACATTTATGTTCATTTCACAACTACGACTTCTTAAAAGGAGAAGGTCATGGAAAACACAGTAACGGAAAACAAACAAGAACTTGAACCAGGTACTATATTGAACCTCACAACCGTAAGAGGAACTTTTCCTCATTGGGCTGCCGGTTTGATTGAATTGTCTGATGTTGATTTTAAAGTGATTTGCAGCATGGCAAGAACAAGCTGTAGCAGTTTTTCATATCCGCACCTGAGAATCATTGATGAACTGCTGGCGTACTATGAGCCACAGGCAGTTTTAATCGATGATACTTTGGATCGTCCTGGTATGAAAGAACACCTCACTGAAAAAGGCATCATCATACTAACCATGAACAGCTTCGAAGAATTACTCGAAGACGTTGCCGCATAAATGAGAGGGGGTCGTCCCCCTCTTTTTATTTTGTTATTTAAAAGGGGAATACCGTGAATTTATTTGATATGTTCGATGATGTAACAGGAGGTAATCCTGGTGCAATGATTGCCTTGGGTAATATTTGTTTGGCCGCAAGCGATATTGATCCCAAAGCATACGGTAAAAGACTGATGCCTGTGATTGATTGTCAATACCGCGATATTAGAGGAGAAACACTTTGGGATCTTTGGAAGTATCTCATCAAAGAAGAAGTAAAGGATTTTTTCATATTGGCGAGAAGTGTTCAGTTTGGTTTAATTACCATCGAAACATTGAAAGAAAAAATACATCTTTCTCGTCGTGAAGATACGTCGAAGTGGATGGAAGCTGTACGTACCATCTGGTTAGATAGAAGTCCTAATCTTCTCAATCTCGATTATGAACATAAACTCAATCGTGACTTGAGTGTGGCCGGGGAAGCAATCATTGCGATTTCCGATGAAATTTCCATTCTTGAAAAAGAACACGAAGCTCTAAAATTAAAACAGGCTGAGGAATTGGAAGAGAAAACAAAAGGTTTCTTCGTCGAACCCAGAATAACGGATTCTGAAACTCCTGAAGTTAACCCTTCAATTGTTGGTGTTTATGCATTTCATCAAACCAATCTCACCCCAGTTTTATCTTTGGAAATTCGTCCAAATGACAACGGTCCTTGGGTTATCGGTTTTAGCGCCAGTAAAGTAAGGAAACGTTTTACTAACGATGTTGATGATTGTATTGATTCAACCTACAATGAAATGTATTTGCATATCTCTGGTTCAAAGGAATATTCTTTCTCGATGAATCATAGCGACATCACTCATCATTGGGGCGTGTTTCACAAACAAGGTCAGGTACAAGGTTGGTTCTACCACACCTCTGATATTGAAAAGAAACAAGGCAAATTCTACATCGTTGTTCGATAGGAGAATATCATGACAGCAATGTCAACAGCAGAAGCAGAAAATAAAAGACCTGACGCGAATGAAATTGAAGCAATGCGTCGGTTCTTTAATGATAGTGAGGAACCTGGTTTCACTACAGGCATTTGTGAGTTCTTACAAGCCGGATACGGCGAGTTGTCTCCTAGTGGGTATTTTGAATACACTCTTCCTTATCCA